TTATTCTTTTGTTGTCCTTCTGACTTGCATATAGGGAAGCTATGTAAGAGCTTTGTAAGTGGAGAAGAGTATAATAGTCAAATAGCGGTTATCAGAGCTTTAGAAGGCGTAAAAGGGTGTATCGATAAAGCAAAGGGTTTTCACGTTGATAAAGTTGTTTTTCTTTTGTCTGGTGACCTTTTACACGTAGATGGCTTTAATAATACTACAACTGCTGGTACAAGACAAGATGTAGATGGATTGTGGAGTGATAATTTTATGATTGCCAAAAGATTAATGGTGGAGATTATAGAAATGTTAATGCAATTAGCAGATGTACATATAATGTTTACTGCTGGTAATCACGACCATATTTCTGGTTGGTTAATGGCTCAAGTATTACAAGCACATTTTAGAAAATCAAAAAACATTAGTTGGGATATTAGTTTACAAATGCGTAAATACTATAAATATCATAATTCATTAATAAGTTCTACACACGGAGATAAAGTTAAATGGGATTTATTGCCAATGTTAATGGCAGATGAGTGTAAATGGTGGAGCGATACTAAATATAGGTATATGTTTACTCAGCACGTACATCACAAAGTAGCTAATAAAGATATGGTTGGTTGCACAATAGAAAGTTTACGCAGTCCAAGTGAAGCGGATGCTTGGCATCACAAATCTGGTTATCTAAGTTCTAATAATAAAGCTATTGAGAGTTTTTTATTTAGTAAACAAAATGGTCAAGTAGCCAGAATTACACATTTATTTTAAGAAGTAGGATTAAATTTTTTAAAAAAAAGATCTAAAAAGTTTTTTTATTAATATATTTATATTTATATTTATACCATAATTAAAATAAATATTATGATAATCACATTAACAGAACAAGAATTTATTAGAAAATTTAAAGAAGTAAGGCCAAACAGTTTTACAGATGAAGGATTAAGAGCTTTATACGAATATTTTGAGGAATACGATAAAGGGTTAGAATTTGATCCTATATCTTTTTGCGTAGAGTTTACAGAGTACGAAAGTTTAAATGAGTTTTACGGAGATTACGACCAAAGATTAGATACTTATTATGATCTAAACGAATATACAACAGTTATTCCAATAGATGATTATTCATTTATAATAGCAAACTTTTAAATTATGGGAACATCAAAAGACATTTTAACAGATAGAATTTACGAACTGGAACAAGAAGTTAAACAACTTAAAAAATATAAAAAACATATATACGTTCACGAAACACAAGCATTATATATGATCGAGGGAGAGTTACATATTGAATGCGAACAAGCAACAATAGTTTTTAATTTAGAAACATTATATAATGATTTACCAAATATGTTAGCTTATTGCATAGAAGAACATAAAAAGAAAGATAAAAAAATTAAAAAAGAAATTAGTTTATTAACAAAATTATAATTATATTTATAAATATAAATTAAAAGATATGGAAAAAGTAGAAATAAATTTAGAGGAATACAAACTATTATATAGAATTAAACTCTGGTCAGAAACTAATATTAATAAAAGAGAAATAAAATTAGTTAATACCATTAAAGAGTATAATAATAAATACGATAAAACAAATAAAAAATGAGCAAAGAAATATCATATACAACAAGAACCTTTTATGTACCAGCAGAAAAAATAGACACTCTGGTAGCATTTCAAGGTAAATGCAAAAAGAATGGACATAAATCCTATTCAGAGGTGTTACTTAATTTAATGGAAAATTATATTAAAAAATGATACCTTATCCACACCCACATAATGAACAAGAACACAATGATAATATTAATCATTGGTGGGCATATGAAACAACTAAATACTTAACTGATAGATTACGCAATTTAGTAATAAGATCTAACTGGAATAAAAAAGTAATTAATGGTTTTAAATTATCATCTAACGATTTAGAAATACACCGAAACAGATTTGATAATTATATACTAGAATTAGAAAACATTGGAAAACAATTAAAAACAATTGGATTACAATACAACAAACAAAGAATAAATAAAATAAAAACTATATTAATAAAAATCAAAAACTATGAAAATTAAAGAAATCGCAGACAAATACAATTTAACAAAAGATGACTTTTGGGAATTAAAAAGAGGCACAAGATCTATGTGGATAATTACACACGATGCTTGTGAAAAAATAGCATCTAAAGAAAATATACAGTTTGGCGCACCTACAATATACAGAGATAATAATACAGATGTAGCAATAGTTGGAGATGCAAAAAGAGGTAATAAAATAATCTGGTCAACTGGAGAAGCAAGTCCTAAGAACTGTAAAGCTCCTTACCCTTTCGCAATGGCAGAAAAAAGGTTAAAAGATAGGTTAGTGCTTAAATTAATTAACGCTTACGAATATGGGATTTATTCAGATTCAGAAGCAGATAGTTTTAAGAAATAATGGAAACTTTTAAAATAAGATCTTCTGCTATTAGTGGTATAATGACCAAGCCAAAAAGAAAAGATGATTTAATATCGGCTGGAGCAAAGACCTATTGTAAAAATTGGTACACTGAAAAAATATACGAAAGAACACAAGATGTTACAAGTAAGTATATGGATAAAGGAAATATAATGGAAGATAATTCTATTGACTTTATTGCCGAATATTTAAACTACGATAGATTAATTAAAAACGATGAATGGTTTGAGAACGATTATATGACTGGAACACCAGATGTTATTACAGACAATGAAATAATAGAGGTTAAAAATAGTTGGAACTGTTTTACTTTTCCATTACTGGAAGATAATATACCAACTAAGGGTTATTATTATCAAACACAAGGGTATATGTATTTAACTGGTTTAAAGAAAGCCAAATTAATATATACTTTAATGGACACTCCAGAACATTTAATTGAAAAGGAGTACAGATACAACTCTGATAATAATTTTTTAGGTTACGAAGATTTTAAGAAAAAATACATCTTTAGTAATTTAGAGGATAAATATAGAATTAAGATCTTTGAAATAGATTACGATGAAGATGTGGTTAATACTATTATTGACAGAGTAAACTCTTGCAGAGAATATTTAAAAACAATACAAATATAAATTATGAAAAAATTAGCAATTATAGGTGGTTTAAGTTTAATGACTGCTGGAACAAGCTATATGTTATGGCACCCACACTCAGCTCAGTTAAATTTAAATCCTAACACATTAGCAATAGCAACAGGGGGATTTTTTGTAGCTATAGGAATAACATATAAATTTTAAATGATTAAAAAAGAATGGCATTGGATGTCAGATTATAAACAACAAAAACAAATAAAAATGAATGCTATAAAATTAGAGCTTTATGATTTTGAAATTGAACATATAATACATATTATAAAAGATGATTTTAAAAACATAGAACAATATAGAGAAAACAAATATTTATATCCGAAATTTAATGAGGTTGAAAATCATTATATGAATATGATAGACAAATTAAATAAATCAATAAAAACAAACAAAAACAAATAACAATGGAAAAACAAAAAACAATATATTGTGGAGGCGGTAAAAAAATGGGAGCTGACTGGTTAAAAGTAACAGTTCATTTAGATAAAGCCAAAGAACACTTCTTTGAATATGAAGGTAAAACATATCTAAAATTAAATGTTAATCTTAAAGAGCAACCAGATCAGTACGATAAGGATGTTTCTTTAAGTGTAGATACATACAAGCCAGAAGAAAAGAAAGCAGAAGAAACAGAAACTGTTAAATCAGATTTACCTTTCTAATGACTTCTGAACAAGTTTGGACACATAGTTTAGGGGATAAGGATAAAATAACTATCCCCTTGCTATTATTAAAAGGAAAAACAGTTAGGCAAATTTCTGATAAATATAATTTAAGTAAAACATTTATAAGAAATAAATTTTACAATATATTAAATATTCGTGAAATTAATTTAGGTTCTAAAGTTGTTCCATATTATAAAGATGAAATGATGTATGGAAAAAATACACACCACTACACAATGGAAAGTTTATCTGAAAAAGAAATAGATTTTTATTATAAATACAAGTTAAAAAATAAAGCATATTATGAATATAAATGATTATTTTATTTTATCTAATATTGAAAAAGATCTTATTAATCTTGTGGCAAACCAAAGACAATTAAACAAAGAAAAATCTAATTTAGATGGTAAAGGTCAAGCAAATAATAAAAAAGGAATTAGAAATAATAAACTTGGATTTGCTGGAGAATTTTTATTTTGTAAAGGATTTAATTTATTTCCAGATTTTACAATCAATAATACTTCTAAAATTAAAAAAACTGATAATGGAGATGCAGTTTTAAATGGCTATACAGTAGATGTTAAAACAAGTCAAAACGAAAAGTATTTAATGACACCTAGTTATTCCAAATCAAATATAGATTTATTTGCAAAATTCTATATGAATAATAAAGGCAAATTTATTTTTCAAGGTTTTGCAACAAATCAAATGTTATTTAATAAAAATAATTTTATATTTAAAAAAAATGTAAACTACTTAACAGTAGATAGTTACGTTTTGAATACAAACAAATTAATAAATTATAAACAAATCAAACAAATCAATTATGAAAGAATTACCATACTTTAAATTTTTCCCTAACCAATGGATTACTGGGAGTATTAGTTTTATGGACTTAGAACTACAAGGAGCATTTTTAAAAACTTGTTGTTTTTACTGGTCTAAAGAATGTAATGTACCAAGAGATCAACTAAAAACTATTATACCAAAACACTATATGTCTTTAATAAATAGTAAACTATTAAAAATTGTAGATGATAAAATATGTATTAAATGGTTAGATGAACAGTATTCAGAATTTAAAAAGAGATCTAAGATTAATGCAGCTAACGGAAGAAAAGGTGGATTAAATAAAGCGAACGCTAAGGATTCGCTAAGCATAAAGAAAAGAGAAAATAAAATAAGAAAAGATAAATACCAAGATGACAATGTTTTAAAATTACAACCAGAAGTTCTTAAAATACTAAATAATGCTAAGTAGCAATACAGATTCATTAAAGTATTTATTTGACTACAAGGATGGTAAAATAAAGAAAGGATTAGGTATTGGTTGCATATTAGATGATTATTATGTTTATAAGCAAGGGGAATTTAATATGTTTCTCGGTTTAGATAATGTAGGTAAGACAAACTGGATAATATGGTACTTAACTGCACTTAGTAAAAAGTACGAAAAGAAATGGTGCATTTGGTCTGGAGAAAATAAAGTTGGTCAACTTAAAAGAGATATTATACAGTTTTGGGTTGGCACTAATCTTAAAGAACTAAAGAAAAGCGAAATAGAAAATTATCATAACATTATTAATAAATACTTTTATTTTATAGATAATAGAAAATTATACGACCATAAACAATTATTAAAGATCTTCGAAGAAACAGAATGTGATGGTGGTTTTATAGATCCATTTACTGGATTAAATCATAATCGTAGAGTTGCACAGTTTGACAGAAATTACCAGATATGTAACGATGTAAGAGAGTTTTGCAATAGAACTAAGAAAACAATTTATATTTCAATACACCCACAAACAGAAGCAGCAAGAAGGGTTTACCCACCAGACCACCCATTAAATGGGCATATACAAGCACCAAGAAAAGCAGATTGCGAAGGTGGACAAGTGTTTCCAAATAGGGTAGATAACTTTCTTTGTTTACATAGGTTAGTAGCTCATAAAGAATTATGGATGCAATCAGAAGTATATATTTATAAAATAAAAGACAAAGAAACTGGAGGTAAACCTACCAACCTCGCAGAGCCACTTAGATTTGATTACAATAGTGGTTTAGGATTTACAATTGGTGGTAATAATGTATTAAAATAAAAACAATGAAAGTATTAATGA